CACCACCATTGGTTAAGATGTGGTGGAATTCAGACTACCGCGATACCATGTCTTTGGAGGAATTTTTGGAGGCAACCAAGTGACTCAACTAGAGCAAGATCTTAAAGAATTGGAGCTCAATCCTTCACGGTTGAAGTGGGTTATACAGTGTGCTGGTCGGGCGGATCGAGATTGCATCGCTCGATACACTAACGATCTTCAGGTTATAGAAATACTCGCTCGAGATAAGGATGGTCAAGTGCGTAGTTCTGTAGCAGCGAACATCAATACCCCACCTCCCATTAAAGCGTGGTTAACATCTGGTTACAGAGACACCATGTCTTTGGAGGAATTTTTGGAGGCGACCAAGTGACTAGACATGAGCAAGCCAAACACCCGGACACGTCACCGGAGGTGCTGGTTGAGATTCTAGGTGACATAACTCAATGTGTTGGACACGAGCCAACTTACATGGAGAGATGTGAAGCTGCTTATAATCACAACTTGCCGGTCGCTGTATTAGAAGACATCGTACTTAGAGGTTCATCGCATTTTAAACTCATGGTCGCGGCCAATCGCTCTATAACGCAAAAAGCGTTTGAGTTGTTGTGTCAAGATCAAGAGTATTGGCCGAATCTTGTCGGAAATCCAAGCGTTCCACCCCATTTTTTGGTTCGAGTGAGTAGAGATAAAAGAACGACCTATAAGGTAGAATACGCCCAATGGAATGTCGCATCCGACCTTAGGACGCCGATTTCCGCTCTGGTAGAACTGTCGAAACATTCAAATAGTGGAGCGAAAGCACGTATAGTGCGGAATCCGAATACACCAATTTGGTTAAAATGGATGATGGCTGCGGACGAAGACTACGTCGCTCGACGTACAGTAACTGAGTGTTACGACCTCCCGCTTAGTATAGTAGAGCGACTCATCAAGGATGAAAATATTTGGGTTCAAAAGGGGCTCCTAAACAACAAGAGGTTGCCACCTTTAGTTCAGATGTGGCTGCATTCCAGTTACCGTGACACCATGTCTTTGGAGGAGTTTTTGGGTGCGACCAATGTGGGTTAATGCGTGCATTATTGTCGGGTTTGTCGTTGCACTGGCCGTCGCCCTGGAGTTTTGGCGTAGGAAGGCCTTGACGTAGAAGGGGGTGTGGTAGGGCGTATTTTATGGAAGGTAATCTATAACATATGGCATACTCAATTAATGAAATGCGTCGCATGCTCTTTACCCCGTGTACGACAAAAGAGCATTTGTCGAGATGGGTTCAAATGTACATCGGCATCAACTTCCCTGATGCCATCGTACTAGAAGAGTCCAACTCCTCCCCGATGGACGCCCTGTGGACCTTGTATTCCAAGGCTATTCAGAACGATGACGAAGACTTCGCCCGGGTCATGTCGTACGCAGCCCGCGGGTCATTTAAGACCCTCTCCGCCTCTGTGCTTGAAGTTGCGCTAGTTCTCCACACCCCACGAAATGTCGCACACCTTGCTGCAACGCAAGATCAGAGTAGTAAAGCTCAGCAATATTGCAGGGATATGTTCGCTAGGCCGTATTTGTCTGATTTTAGAGTGGGTCAAAATGTAAAGAAGATCGAAGTGCGCCGGTATTCGAACGACCGGGCCGGCATCCACCTCCCCGAGAAAGAGTGGCAAGTCCTAGACGACTCAGAGAAGAATCTGTTCGAGCGGCACGACAATTACATGCAGATTGTCACGTTGACCCTCCAGGGCTCCAATTCAAGTCATACAGAGTTCATGTGTGTGGATGGAGACACCAAACTCTTGATTCCAGCATCTGGAGATAGAGACAGGAAGGGGGCTACCGCTAGAGGGTTGTTTGGTCAAGTCGCCGGCATCTCCACCTGCGGCAATCCGGGTTCTGGCGATAAGATGTACGAGCTAGAAGTGTCTGAGCCGAAGAAGGATGTATTCGTACTGTCTGTGGACCCTAACAACTTCGGACTTCGTTTCAACAAAATCTTACGAGCTCATAGACAGTTGAAGTCAAGGATTAAAGTAACGACAGAAGGCGGTCGGGAATTGATTTGTACTTCCGATCACCCACTCTGGGTTGTCGGCAGAGGTTTCGTGCAGGCCGGCCAGATCAAGAGTGGAGTTCCCCTCTTGGCTTTAGGTAAAGCAAAAAGTCACTCAAATAAGTCAGAGCGCCATACCGCCAGAATGGGGACGGACGTCTATTCGAGTTCAACCGCCGAAGAGGTGGTGGCGGACGAGTGGGAGCAAGTTCTACTCGGATCTTTGATGGGAGATTGCGGGATCTATAAGAAGCCAACAAACAACCCGTATATCCAAGAGCAGCATTGCGTTAAACAAGGCGATTACCTTTCTTGGAAGCGCTCTATCGTCGAGCGGAAGCTGAGGACGATCGATATTCATGCGGTCAGTGGGTATACCGGCGAAGACATGGTCGGGTTCCGGAGTGGGTGTTCGCCATTACTACTCCCTTACTTTACGATTCGTCAAGACTTGAGCGGCTTGGAAAAATTGGAAGCTCAGGGGCTGGCGGTATGGTACATGGACGATGGCTGCGCCAGCAATGGATTCGCTCTGTCTACCGAAGGGTGGGACGAGCCGACAAACTTGAGGATATCTGAGTTTCTGAAACGTAAGTTTGGAATAGAAACCCACATTTTGTCGTACTTGAGGGACGACAAAACCTACCTATGTCTGCGTGGCGGAGTCGAAGCCAAGAGGAGACTGGTGGAGTTGTGCGAAAAGTATGTGCATCCAAGCATGGCTTATAAGTTCGATCTAACTGGGAATCAGGGTGTGTGCAGGTATTGCGGAGACACTTTTTGGTTCTACGAGCGTGGCACCACTTGTGTTGACTGTGGTCGTCCAGAGTGCCGATCGATTCAAACCAAGACATTCAAGAAGGACGCGGTCGTAAGTGTAGAGGATGTCGGCGAGGGGTGGGTGTACGACTTTACGGTAGAAAACGACCACAACTTCTTCTCTAACGGGCTGCTTAGCAAAAATTGTGTAGACGAAGTAGATACGGTTCCGGCGCAGAATAGATCTTCGTACGAAGAGGCCAAAAATATCCCGGACCCTAGAGGTGGACTGAACCCTATTACACTTCTTACTTCTACGCGTAAGTTCAGCTATGGTTTGGTTCAGAAAGAAATCGATGAAGCTGCCAAGTCCGGCCTCAAGGTATTCCACTGGACAGCCGTAGATGTGGCCCAAGCGTGCACACCAGATCGACATAAGCCCGAACTCCCCAAAGTACAACTCTATGTAAACGACTCGGAACTCACCACGGTTTCTGAAGAGGCATACTCGAAGTTCGATGTAGCGATGCAGTCTAAGTTCACCCAGCACGAGGGTTTCGGTGGGTGCGCGGCATGCTCGTTGTTTTCGGTGTGCAAATCCAGGTTAGCCACCCATCAAACCTCGAAGTCTCCGCTGTTGAAGCCGATTTCATGGTTGCGTAACCGCCTCAAGGAAGTCTCGACGGGAATGGCTTTGACGCAAATCATGTGTCGTCAGCCAGACTCCACGGGTTTGATTTACCCCAAACTCGACCGAGCCATCCACGTCAAGACTGCCTCGGAAATCGCCCAGATGGTTACGGGAAGGACTTGTCCGCCTGGGATGGACAAAGGCACGCTTTTGAGGATTTTGGTGGACCGCGGGTGTAAGTTTTACACGGGCATGGACTTCGGCTTCACACACCCTTTTTCTTGTGTCACCATGGCCGTGTGGGGACAGAACGCGTTTGTAGTGGATTGCATCTCACGCTCCGGCTTGGAGTTGGACGACAAGGTGGCCGTATGTGAGCACCTACGTGTACTGAATCCTACGATTCATGCCGACACCGAGGCCCCGGCGGATATTGAAACGTTCAAACGACGCGGCTTCCAGATGCGCGGAGCCATCAAGGGGCGTGGCTCTGTAAAGAGTGGTATCGAAATCGTGCGGATGAAGATGCAACCGGCCCTAGGCCCTCCGACGTTATTCTTTTTGAGTGGAGATCCGGACGTAGAGTTTTGCTTTCAGCAACTTAAGATGTACCACTTTGTCACTGACGAAGCCGGCAACATCGCAGACGAGCCCGAGAAGGTTGATGATGACAGCGCTGATGCCATCAGGTACGGTATTGTAGGTACTTTCGCACCAAACTGCAAAATCGGCCTACCGCAAAACCCAAACAACCCAGCGCCTTCGGAATACCAAGCCGCTCCTGGTCGCCCCCAGTGGATGAATGACTACGTGGCGAAACTGTTGGACGGCGGAGACACTGCTTCGTCGGGCAAGCCGGTCAAAAAAGGCAATTTCCACTTTCAACAATAAGCACTTGACGTCGAACCGGCTTCGTGGTATGCACACTCCATATGGTACAATGGTCGCTAGAACGGAATCTTGACCATATGGATGCTTTCCTAAACACGACCTTTCAGATTCAAGCTTACGCCGATCGTCCGGCCAACTCCAACCCACGTCTGCGTGCGGTTGATTGGCGCCGGGACCTCGCCGGACAAGCAGTGAGCAACCCCAAGTCGGAATCTGTGCAGCTTGTAGCCGGGGAAACTCGTACGCTCTTCAATGGCACCCGTTCGACGACCTTGGACGGCACCACGGCGTTTACGATGTCGCTGTCGACTCTCGAGTCCGGCCGCTACCGCTTCACCAAAGTGGCTGGAACCGACCCGAGTCTTCGCACCAGCCGCGGACTCACGCTAAATACGGTTGCTGTCACCGCCGTGGCGTTGGCCAACGGCTCGCTGACAATGACTGTACCAGGTCCCGCAGCGTTTACCGGTGTAGTGGCTGGTGACATCGTGTTTGTCCCCAACACCAATACCGGTGATGCGGTCAGTCCATTTTCGATTTCCAATAGCGGGTACTGGGCTGTGATGGCTGTGTTGTCTCCGCAGTCCCTGAGTCTCGCTCGTCTGCCTAGTGCTTCGTTTGAAGGTGTGAGTGAAGTTGTAACACTGACGTCCAACGCGCAACTCCGAGCTTACTCTGCAGCCGGCATGCAAGTTGGTGACTCGGTGGCGATCTCGGCTGGATTCTCTACAGCCACACAAAAGACATACGATGTCGTGGCCGTTACAGACACCTTCTTTGAAGTGCGCAGTTCACTCCCGCTCCCTCTTGAGTCGTCCGTCATCCCGACCGCGGTCGGCATGGTGTTCTACTCCAGCGCGAAGAATTTCTTGTACGTTGAAGGCGACCAAGAGTTTGTAATCCGCCTCAACGGCTCTACGGACTCGACACAGCGAGTCTCACCGGTGTCGGCCGGAGAAATCCCCGGAGCATATTTCAAGAACGGTCCGACTTGGTCGCTGGCTGTAGTTAATATGTCTTCCACGTTGCTCAATTTGATGGTAATCGGAGCCGAATGATGAAAACTACCATATCCGACTTGCTCGCTCCAGCCATCACGGTCCCCGTCAAGGCTAAGCGGACTTACGCCATCGAGGCCGTTGACAAAACCCCGAACGACAACGCCTATGAAGCCCTGAACAAGTCTTTGATGTCGCTGGATGGAGAAAAGGATCAGCCAGTCCAACGTCTAGCGTTCGAAATTGATCCGGTCACCGGACAGAGTGTTTATGCATCACTGTACCGACCTAAGCAAAAAGGGCTGTCTGACATCATCCTGAAGCGGCTGTCGGTCCAGGCCTCTATCGTAGCGTCTATTACTAACGCCCGCGGCAATCACGTGTCCGCCTTCGGTCGCCCACAGCCAGACCGTTTTTCCACCGGCTTTAAGATCAAGCCAAACCCGAAACATGTAGAGAAGCTCAGTCAAGAAGAAAAAGAAGAGCTCCAGCATCGCATCGGTAAGGCCGAGAAGTTGATGTTGACGTGTGGAAAGAAGTCTGACGGCGACAGCACCAAAGATCTTTCTTTCTCTCAGTTTTTGTTCATGACTACGCGCAACGCACTAATTTTCGGGCGTGTTGCCGTGGAAGCGATTCCAGACGGGGAGGACAAGTTCCACTCGTTCCGACCGATCGATGCTGGGACGATTTATTTCTCGACAGCACAAAAAGAGGCCGCCGACAACGTACGGCGTCAAGCGCAAAATTTGCTGGCGCGCCTCAAGAATGAATCCCCTCAAAATTTCATAGATTCCAAGGGGCGCAACGTAGACGAGCTCTTCGGAAGTGATGAATATGCTTGGGTCCAGGTCATCAACGACATCCCACGGCAGTTCTTCACAGCAAAAGAGTGTCTGGTTCATAACTTTTATCCGGTCACCGACATCGAACAAGTCGGATATCCGCTGACACCTCTGGACACTGTAGTTTCGGATGTCACGACTTTCATCAACATCACCACACACAACCGGTTGTTCTTCCAGAGTGGTCGCGCAAGCCGTGGCGCAGTGGTGTTGCAATCTGACGACATCGACGATATCGATTTGCAGCATATTCGCCAGCAATTTCAAGCGAACATCAATGGCGTTGGGAACTCGTGGCGCACTCCGATGTTCAAAGTCGGTAAGGACGACAAGGTTGACTGGTTTAGTATTGACTCCAATGCCCGGGATCAAGAATTTCAGTACCTCAGCGATTCAAATGCACGCACTATTTTGAGTGGATTCCAGGTTTCTCCTGAGGAAATCAGCGGGTACGGGCACCTCTCGAGGGGCACCAATAGTCAGGCGTTAAGTGAGTGT